ATGGCCTGCAGATCCTAACTTCTTTGCTATTGTGAGTGTGAGTTGTGGTCCATCTGCTTGTGTTATGAATTCAAAAGAAGATGTTGCGTTGGATATGTTCAAGGAAGACAAGGATACAGTCTCAGTGTACTGCGATCCTTTCTGTCCAAACTCAAACGTCCAATCGGTACGATCACCTCCTATACCACTAATAGTAGTACGTACATCTCCAGTGATTTTGTATCTCACATCCTTAACAGATGCATCCTGTCTTTCGCTAAAAAAGCTATCGAGGTTTATGGATCCAGTGAAAGTACCACTTGTACTGTTGTAGAAGTTTAATCCATTCCAAGGACCGCCTCCTCCAGCACCATCAACTCCACCCCTAGATCCACTCAACTGCCAAAACGTTTGTGTATTGAAAGGAGAGGCGTAGGGTGTCGTACTGCTATATGAGCTTGATATTCGTAAGCCATAGCTTGTGAGCCATTCGTTTTGTAATGCTCCTGCCGAAGATGACATTTGGTAAAACACACTCGAAGTGTAGTAATCTTCCAACGCTTTATAGTTCCAGATATCTTTGTTAAACTTAAAATTGCTTGGAGAGCTTCGCTCACTCAATCTACCAATTTCGATTGTAGGATTAAGAGCTTCCCAATCGTCATAACGGCTAGCTGTTACATATGTTAATGTTCGAGGATCACTACCACTGGAAAGCCACGTCATGTATATGTACTTTGATCCTAGATCTCGTGAATTCCATCCTGCACCATTTACTCCTAAATCAATAGCTGGTCCAGTTACCATCTCAAAGATAGAACCAGTTGGAACGCCGGTCATATCAATTGGAGGTGTAGTTTCGGCTACTACACCATACACTCCTGATGTAACTGTGGCTATTTCTATTGACGCAGTGTTTTGACTTGGTAATAATTCTTGAGCTGTTCCTTCTAATACTAAATAATCGGCCAAATCTCCACCTATAGTAGCCTCGGCTACATAATGAGATAATGGTTCGTTAGTTGGATCTTCTACCTCTCCTGATGGAGGGAATATTGTTTCTGGTCGTAGATCAAGTGAAGAAGTTAATAACAAATCTTCCGCTACCGGAAGTGCTGTTGGCAGCTTGCTACGCTCTAATATAGTAGGCTCTATTAATAATCCAGTTTGTGTATTTGCTCTATAAGGTACAAATTGTTTAATAAGTTTAAAGAGTGCTGCATTGTAGTGTTGCAACAATCTAATATATTCCATCGGCTTATTTGTGCCTTTGTATTTTTTAGAATATTCTCTTGCTAACGCTTGCAAATCAGTATAATCGTCTAAGGGTAGTTGAGAAGGATTTCCTATGTAATCATCAATACTAATTCCACCAAACTGTTCTGCAATATCTTGATTGACTTCGTTTGTTGGTGATAAGAATACTCCTAATTTAGAGCTGTCCGGAGGATTGTTATCGGTCAACGGCTTCTCTGCTTTAGTGTCTCTGAATAATTGTTCACCAGCTAAAGTGGTGTTATCAATTCGTATCTTTGTGGAGATACTTCTGTTGGCTCCTAAATCAGGCCATTCCAAAGAATTTTGCTCAATTACATCGTAATAAGCTGAAGTAGCTATATTGTAAAATGAAGCAGATGGTTGTACTGTGTTTTGATTTGGATGTTGCGAGTTGAAGCTTGAGGTTGCTGGATAATCACTATTCAGTGGCTTCTTATTATCAGTACCTAGTGTTAGTCTATAGAGTAGTGTATCAAAGCTTGAAGTGCTGCCCGTAAAGACTCCGTCTGTGTTACCTTGGAAGCTTGTTGGAGTTAGTGTGTGATTATCAAGAATACCATCTTGCAATTCTGACGACCACATTCTAAACTCTTGGATGCTTCCTGACAGAAGATCCATCGAATGAGAGTCAGTTAATGCATAACTTCCAGATCCAGGTATCCATAAAGATCCACTATTAAGGAAGCTGTGATTGTATGACGAAGAAGTATTGCCATCAATAAACAACGAAGCTGTAGTGGTTGAAGTTACTTTGTTGTATCGTGATGTTTTAACAATTAGGGTATATGTTTGATCGCTACCACTAATTTCAGTTTGATTCTCTCTTCGTAATGCTACATGATGCCATCTCGTATCTTGATCTGTGTATGCGTCTTCTGTGTCTGTATCGTATATGGAGGAGCTTACGCTAGCAGTAGCCCAACCTTGACTACCACTCAAAAAGACTCCTATGTGTTTTCCGCTACCACTCTGAAATGCTTCAATTTTCCATTTACCAGGAACCTCCATGATTTTTTGGTTCTTGGTTTGACTGTCAGCCATCCTGACACGCATCTCAACAGTTTGTGCGACTTTGTTGCTACCGCTTAGAGGTTGCCATGCTACCTTTAACTGCTGTGCTGGATTGCCAGAGGTTTGTCCGTTGTATCCTGCAACAAATGCATAATAGAATCGATCATAGACGAGATCAGATTTCTTATCAAAACCTCCTTCATGTCCTCCGTATTCTTTTATTCGTAGAATTGTGTCTGGAATACCAAAACAATTAATTAAAGCCCTAAGACATCTTTCGGTTCCTTTAGTCTTTACAAGATAGGGAAGATTATTTATGAGACGCTTCCACGTCTCTTTCATAGTGTCGGATGTGTTTGTTTGATAGGCCGTATTTACGCTTCCGGTTACATCTGTTCCCAAAGCATAATTCCATAAGTCATCAATAGCAGCACCATTTTCAAACTCAAATCCTAAGTTTTGTCCGACTAAATATAATAAATCCTTACTTAATCCAGCAGACAATTCTTGACTCTTGTTATACTTGTTTGTGTACTCGTCTATGTATGGAATAATATCATCAAAATAATGTCCAGCTAATCTTACAACTTGATTAAAGGTTTCATTATTGACATCCTCGCTTATGTGTGATGGTATGTTTTTTGATAAAGCGTCACTGTTTTCTAAGTCGTACATGCTAGCAGAGCTTATGGCTCCTGCATACCACTCAGATGCTTCGGAGGAAGTATAAGATAGGTTTACATATGGTTTAGTGGAATTTGACTTAGGCCAAGTTGTAGGGTAAAACTCACCGTAAGAGCTGCTTTCGTAGCTTGAAGATTCATAATAAAGGTAACGCTCGTATGAATCAAAGCCTCCTATAATTGCGCTTTTGCGTTTTATGTTAGTTGCTACATTGCCAGTAAAAGCTGTACTAGCTGAAGCTGCTGAATTAGGTAGTCCGTTGAGTTCGGTCGTTAGTGTTGCTATTCTTGCATCATACGATTCGATTAATCTTAACTTATTGTTAAAGTTAAATAATCGAGCTTCAGCGCTACTATATGTTATAAAGTTTTTATACTTTCGAAAATCTTGATTAATACTTATGTTCTCTACCAACGAGCTGCTAACTAAACGATCTTGCAGTTGATAGTATACACTGTTTGCTGAGCCAGTATTGGTGCCTACTAAGTTGTCTTTATCTTTATACTCGGTAGTAAACCCAGTATTAATCTTTGCTAGTATATCAAAGTTAGGTCCTGCAATCTCTATTGTTCTAGGAGCTAAATCAGGAGGTGTGAGTACTATGTTGGAGTTGTAATCTGTACTAATCTCCTGCGCCATCCAAAGCTCATCTCCCACAATAACAGTAGCTGGTACTGGTGCTGCAAGTTTTACAATTATACTGTAAGGAGCAGAGTTTATTGTGAATTTGTCTTGGACATAATCAAATACTGGAAAGGATAGATTGGCGTCTTTGAATAAGAATAGATTACTAAGTACTTGGCTTTTGGGTGTTACAAATAATCCATTTTGGAATTGCTCCAAAAAGCCTCCATTATCCAATACTGATGATAATACTGGTCGTAGTCTTATCTCCAATCCATTAGCACTTATCTCTTGAACAACTACCTTATGTCCATCTCCAGATCCTAATATGTTTCTGTGAAACTTGTATGATGGATTGTATTGTCCAGCAATGTATCCTAACTCTTGTATGTCTTCTTCAACATTTAGTCGAATAGTAGGATTGGGTGATGGACTCGTATCTAAACTCTTCTGTTCTCCTCGTATTGTTGGATTAACTACTGTCCATTCGGATACACGATAGTTTGTACCTAAATAAGAATCAACAGCATTAAAAAGATCTAACCGAACAACATCATTTGGATAGCTAGTTACAGCTTGCGTTTTAGCACCAAATGCAGGAACAGGAGGAACTGCCTGTTGCGGGGTAAGTGGGTTTGTGGCTGCGGTCACAATCGGTACCTCAACTAGCTGCTTTGGCGTATTCCGCCCCTCAGAGCTCTTAAAGCCTACCTTCTTTGTTGTTGTCTGTTTTGGATTATATGCCACCTATTGTGCTTTTTATATAAATAGTTGTGTTAATTAATTTACGTATTAATCTTCTGCAGGTTCATCAGATTCAGGTAAGCGGGTTTCATCTTGATCTATACCCTCTTGATCAATAGATAATGCTCCAAACTGTCTATTTTCTTTATTAGTAAATCTGTCTGATTTTGGGTTAGTTTGGTTATCTTCTATCAATGTAGATTCATTGTAAGCTTCTTTCAATACTTCCACTGTATCGGTATCTGGTTCCGGTGATACTGGAAACTCACCCGGTTGAATGAGTGGGTATTCAAAAGGTGTAGACCTGAAAAAGCCGAGTGTTGGTTTTGGTGTTGCGTTCCATAAAGGTTGTTGAACAGCCTGCTTTGCTAATCCAGCAACAGTTGAGTTGGCTGGAGGAATAGTGTATGTTGTGTGTTTCTTTGATGCAATATCTCGGTTAGGTATCAATAACAACTTCATACTAGTGATTGCACATCTCGGCTCTCCATATGCATAGTAGGGATTAATTGAGGCTGCTGTAACACCTCCATCAACGCGGTGTAGACTATTATATATATCACTCTGATTCCATCCTTTGGCTTTAGGAGATGAGTCAGTACGTGCTGGTGAATTGTTTGTAAACGAAACTTCTATAGTCACATCCCTTGTGCCATTAGGTAGATCCAAATCTGTTCCTACAGCAAACCATGCTTGTGGTGTAGAGTTTGTTGTAATACCAAAGCCTTGAGCTGTGTCTGAAGTTGTGTTTGAATACCAGTCGTTTGGCGGAGTACCTTGCCTTTTCCACGTATCTGTAGGATATTGACTATCTCTGTACAATTCACCATATCTCTTCATTAAAAACGTCATGTTGGTATCTTTAATGTCATTCGTCTCGTAAGCTGCTTTGTTTGAGTTCCATCCGTTATCATCTATAACATTCTTGTGAAGTAATCCAGTTGGGTTGTTCTCGCTACCTACTGTTACTTTGTAGAATGTGTTGAGGTTTGTGTAAGTTTGTCCAAAAACTCTTATAGGACATTCTGGAGATTTGGAGTTTGTAAAAAACATATAAAGAGGAAACAACATTAAAGATATGTCGATCTTCTCCTTAACTGCCCACAGATTCATAGCATCTGGACCTTTTAGGATTTCTTGTTTATTTTGGTTTCCATTCAGATCAAAGCAAGTAATCTTTATCGATGTAGTATCGTCAGCGTATGGTATGATGTCGATTCCTTTGGCTCTCTCAAATGGTATTTTTGCTACTGATGTTGGATCTGTCATCCACTTTTTATAGGTCTCAAAGTCGTGAACCAACCAAGGCTTTTCAGCAATGTTTCCATTCTCATCAGTGTATCTAATTTTGTATCTACTCAAAGCGATTGCTATGTATGAAAAGAACTGAACGGTCATATAATCAACACCTCCTACTTGACCATCTATCATGCCAGCTCTCTCGCTTAGGTTTACTGCTTGCTTAAATGTGACAGTATCTATATCTTCAAAACTTATAAGATCTCTTGTGAAGTAGCTTTTAGGCTTGCTGCCAATTTTAAGTTCTTCTGATAGGTTTATGAAACCTTGAAATGCTCCTCTGTTACGATTGTAGCGATCCATGTAATTTACGCTGGGGAAGAATCCTTGTGGTGATCTGTTTATTTTTCCTCCTAAACTATCATCAAACATTGTAATATCTTCATTTGGAATGATACTAGATCTTTGTTTTATGTTTGTGTACTTATACCAAGTTGGAAACTTATCTAGCATTGCTGGAGAAGTGTCTATTGTTAGGTTTAAAAAGTCTGGTCCTACTTGATCTTTCCAGTACTGATATCCGTTGTAGAAAAGTTGTTCTCTAGTTGTTTGTGTATTGAACTTAAATATTTGAGGTGGGAAGTATTCGAATCCGGTATTAGTTTGGTATGGATTCCCAATGTATCTAGTCATTGTGTTAGGATTGTATGCTCTCGAAACATTGCTAACTACTGCTTTAACTTTACCAGTATTATCGGTCCAACCATCTAATCCACCCTCACCATCTCCATTTTGTAGAAGATTTGTATAGAGGTTTGAGTCGGCATCTATATCTACAACTTGTAGTGTAAACGGAACGCTAGTTGTAACTCCAAACTCATTTGATACCTCACAAACATACTCACCGTCAATTAATCCGGTACACTCATCCTCACTATATTCTATCTCGGGAGATCCCATTCCGTTGTTTTGGTTGTTTATGTTGAACAACGATTGTCCGTCTTTCTTCCAGATAAAGGATAGGTTAGATGTGTCATTTATGTTGTTTACATTGGAAGGATCAACACAATATAAAGTCCATTTTACCCTCGTACCTTGTCGCACGGTGAATGTGTCTATAACGGGATTGACACTCTTCATAGTGAGATCTCCATTCGCATCCTTAGATGCCCATGTCAGTTGAACAAAGTTACGAATTGGATGTGAAGTGATAACAGGAGGTCTTGGGTTGTTGGGAAGTAAGGAAAAGTCACCAACACGCAATGCGTCATCTGGCGAGGCTGTTTGTGTTTTTACATCTTGCTTTTTCATCTTCCAATTGGGTTACCATAATCGAGTGCAGGATTATCTGCATCTAATGTTATGTATTCTTTTTGCACCTTTATATTTTGTACTATGTATTCAACGTTTCTTGAGCTATCATCTCCTCTAAGTGGAGTACCAATATACTCTTCTGTGTATATTACCTCATCACCACTCAAGGCAGTATCAAAGCCTCTTATCCTTTGAGCTTGTGGAGCTGGTCTTACACCATATAGACACACCCTATAGCTCGGATCAAGTTCTAGAGATCCACTCACATCAATAACGGGAATACCTAATCCACCTTCACTTCTTGATAGTCTTAAAAATTGCTCTGGTAATGGCACTCTTGCCGTTGAAGCTTCTGATCCAGCCACCTTTTCTATATCTACTACTACCGGTCTCATTGTCGAATCTCGCAAGCCATACACTCTTGTTCCAGCTATAGATTCATTATCTTCTGGTCTTAATCCTTGAACAGCAAATGCTATTTTTGCAGTTGGACTTGCTAATTCATTAATTTCTGACTGTGTTGGATATTCTGTTTTATCGTAGCTAGGTAGTCTTAGCACACCTCCTAAGTTTGGAGTTTTGTGTATAACAGCTTCGTCAGCTTTCATATCTAGATAATAGTTGTCGATCATATATAAACTGTCAGGAGATCCTAAATCTTCGTTTGTGTTATGGACTCCTATAGTTACAATAAATCTACTCTCTTGTTGCCAATCTTGGGTTTGTTCTTCCATGTTAGGTTTGAAGAATTCACCAAAAAGATCGGAGTTCCATGCGTCTATGTAGGTGGTGTAATCCAATTCGGAACCTGGAACAGCCCAATGTTTGTATTTTTGCTTGGTAAATTCTGGAACAGATCCACTGTTATATACGGCTAGTTTATCTTCATCTCTCAATGTGTACCATGTTATGGGAAACTTTGGAGCAACGGGACTAGGTCCTATGAGGCCTTTGTCTAGGATTTTGTCATGCAGTTGTGTGTATCTAAATCCTTTATGTATGTCTCCGTCCGCATCATTTGGTACTGCATACAATGGAGACGCTATTCCGTTTGTTGGCGACATGCCATTGAAAAGGCCACCTGGAGGGGTTGTCATTAGGTTTGCACTAGTCTTCACTTTTGGTGCTACCGGCAGGACTGTTTGTGAGCTTGGTAGGAATGGGAATAAACCTGGAACGTATTGTTCAGTGTCTTTTGTTGTGTCAGATTGTGAGGGTTTATAACTCTCAACAAGTATGTTAATCTTTGGTTCTTTGTTTAACCCCTCTGTCATAGCAAACGTAAGATCTAGCGCCATAGTTTCTGTATCAGCCAGCCCTCTAACGTCTGCAATTGGACCTTTTACTAACCCTTGTACTCTATTGTTTTTAGCAAACATATTCTCGACTTCTGATTCTACCTGAGTTCGTTTGGTGCTGTTGTAGGGTATGAGGGCTAAGTTAAATCCAGATGCAAATGCTTTGGATAGAGGCGATCTTGAAAATCGACTTGGAGAGGTTTCAGGCCATATAGCTTGTTTTCCTTCTGAATCAATTGATCGGTAGTTGTCTTCTATTACTTTGTATATCTGTTTTGATTCTTTAGGTTCACTAGAAAAGTCGTCAGGTTGTGCGCGTTGATATGTTCCTTGCCAGCTAGGATAAGAGTATACACCTCCAGATAGTTGATCGACAGGCAATCCATATCGTGTCTGCTGTTGAACATAACCTAAACCACCTTTTGTTTCGATTGTGAAACTGATTCGTATTTTTGTAGTTCTTGGGTTGAGGAAAGGTATAACGATCTTATTGAATTCTGCGTATTGACCATAAGCATATCTGTCTGCTTTATTTTTTTGCAGTTCATCCATTACAAATAGATGCTGATCACGTCTGTCTCCTCGACTCTCTTTCCAACTAAAGCTTATATCACTATCATCTAGTGTGTCGGTATATTTTTGGTCGTAGTAGTTTGCTAATCTTTTATTCCATGGATCAAATGTTCGTTGCAATTTAACTCGCTCGTTACCTGACCTATCGAGACTTAGTAACTTTGTCTCGTTGTTGTATTCTTGAATATCAACATACAGCGTTTCTTCCACTGAACCGCCTCCCATTAGAAAAAAGTTCTCAAAACTCACTCTAGGTTCTTGACTGTTGTAGTTGTTTATATCCGAAACTTGATCGGGTGTTATAATTGGAGCAGCTGGTATGTAATTATGTATAGCCATTCCTAAGTAAAAGGAAACCACAGCTCGTACACCATTAATACCATATACAGATCCGTTAATATGGTTATGTATTTCAGTTACGTCAACATCTTGATAAGCTGACACTGTTCTAGAGCCTCCGTTGTATATGTAATCGTGGTTTGTTTTTGTAAAATACGATTGAAGGCTTTTTAACGGACTGTTTTGTAGAGGACCGCGTTTAAGTTGATATGGTCTTGGGTTCAACATCTCGTGAGTCCATCTAAAATCAGGATTCATTGGATCGATAGCAATACGCTTATCACGCATACCATCGGTTGTTGGATCTATTCTTCTTGAATGTAAATCACCACCTACTGTTAGCCAGTTGTTTGTACTAAGCTCTCCGTCAACAGTACCGTTAGGGTTCTGTATGAGATTGTTGTAGAAGAAACTATCAACATCTGAGTTGAACACCTCTAACGTGGCACTTCCTCCGTCCGTCGTACCTATATCATTAGACACTACAACTCCATACGTTCCAGCGTATTGAGCGCACATGTTAGTAATAGTTAGTGTATTGCCTTTTACAGTTCGAGATGCTCCCAACTCTTGTATGGTGTCGTCAGACACAATGCTTTCGCCATCAACTGTCCATCTATATGTCAATCCTGTCTTAGGTGGGATTATCTCTAATAGCCCATTCTCAACATTATACACATCAGGTTGCTCTGCTTGTATCCTCAACACAAGAGTAGTTTTTGTGTGTACTTTTATGGTACCATCAGGAAATTGAAACATAAACTTACCCTTGTCTGCATCATTTGCTGCAGAGTAAGGTAATATTTGTGGAGTAGACGCTTTGGATAATGGTGCTGTTATTATTGGCGGTTTGTTTGCTAATACTGGAAGTAGATCATATTCGGTATCATTTTCGTTTAGCTCAGTATTCAGAGTAGGGGTTGTTAAAGGATCTGAGTTTCTAGTTTCTCTATTAGATGCAGCAACTATCACTTCGGAGTTTGGTTCATGCTGCTTACCAGTCATTAATACCCCAGATGGCATCTTATGAAAGAAGCCAGTGTAAGGTCGGTCAGTTAGTGTAACGTACTCACCGTCCTTCGCATAGAATATGTTTTCTTGATTGTATTCCATGCTTTGTGTTTTAATTTCGTTCTACCTTAAATATGAAATTGTGGTCTCGTATCTCGTAGCTTACACCATCATCTTCGGGTACTTTAATTAGAAGTCTGTAGTATCTCTCAGGTTGAAAGCTATCTAAGTGTAATCTAAAGAACGAGCCTTTGTTGTTTGAGGCAAGGTATGTGTATTCTGAGAATGGTATTACTGATTCATCAGATCCTGCATAATACACAGCGTATTGTGATCCAGTTGGTAGTCTGTATGAGTCCAGAAATAGGGAAGCTGTTTGGTATGCTAACGCTGGATATCTGTATCGTGGTGCAAAGACAAACTTGGGTCTAGAAGTCTCCTTGTAAGATTCTCGTAGGTTTGTACAAACTAAATTATAATCCTCATCTGTGTCTAAAACGTCTAATGATCCAGTATTAGTTTGATAGTTAGATTCGTCATACCTCGCTTCGAGTACTGGTGAATATATTGTATGAGTTTCCTTACTGTAGAAGCTTAGGTTATTAAACTTGGCTAGCGACCCTTCGTCGGCGTCGGTCTTCTTTATAATGAATCCGTTGAAATCAACAGAACCGCTTTGCACTTTACGTATGATGTCAGTAACATCCATATCGACGTCAGTGGATTGGTAGCTGTAAGATTCAGAAGCTTCGCATGACGTGTACCAAGTTGCACCTCCTGGATTAATTGTAAATGATCCGGTTGAGTTAAGGGCGTAGGATCCCGTTTTCCATGAAGTTTCTGGACTAGTTAATCCATCTCTATAATACCAACTACAACCCTCTGTTGATGCTGGTGTCGTTCCTTTTTTGCCTATACCCATATTCCAAGATTGGGACACAGGAAAGGCTTGTAGTGTATAAGCCAGAGGAATTTCGGAGGCATCTGTAGCGTATAGTCTCAAGCCAAAGTTGAATAGATTTGGATCATACCCTAAATCCACAATACTCTTTGATACATTAGTGTAATCAAAATCGATCATGATTCTTGAGTTGAAGCTAGAAGTCTCTGCTGCGCCAGTCGATCCAGTAGCTGCTGTCTTTGTTATCTCCAATATTTGATCCATTCCAGTATTTGTAGCTGGAGAGCTCTCATATATTGTTGTGTCTTTCTTTGGGTAGAATCTTAAAATCATATCAATAGTTTACTACTCGTCCTTTTATATCTTTAGATGGATATTTTACTTCAAAAATCATTGGATCTAAGCTTGGGTATAATATTCCGTTTTTTGTTGCCTCTTTTATGCCATATGTAATGTTACTGTATCCTGCACTCGAATCGTTGAGGTTGTTTATTGTAACGCTTGTCACAGTTTGTACGCCTGGCTGCTGAAGAAGTAAATTGTAAATATCACTATACTGTATAGGTTGACTTATCTGCCATTTATCTATAGCAAAGAAGTCTTCTACAGCATTAACACATGCAAGTAGTACTTCGTTTGCATTACGATCTCGCAGAGGTATAATGTCAAAACTCACTTCAATGTTCACAATAAATGCATCACGTAAATTGATACTATCTGTCAGCATTCTATATTGAGATATGTAAGTTTTGAGATTTTCTTTTACTGCTTGATTTGTCGTTGTTATATTTTTGTTAGCATCATATCCTAAAAGGTACATGTTCATAGCTAGTGGATTTGATACTGTGTCATTTACATCACTAGTCAATAGATTGTTTTGCTCATCTGGTGTAATGAAAACCTTGACTACACTTCCAAACTTAGGTGGCATTGCCAATGCTCTAATCATATAATCGTCTCTAGTTACTGCTCTGTTTTGTGAGGCAAGTTGTTTGAGTGCATTCTGTCTAACCTCTTCTAAAGTTTCTTGCGATCTTCCACCGATGGCGGGTTTTGGGTTGTTACAAGCTATTGAGTTAAGTACTGTTGAATTTAATATTCCGGTATCTGGAAAACCTTTAGTTGTTGTATCAACCGCTGTTAAGTTTGTTATTTGATCACTTCCTACATTTGTTCTTGTACCACCCCCTACTAAATAGGTTACAGTTAGTGTTGTGTTTGATGGTGCTATTCCATAGGCTTTTGTTATACCTGGTGAGTTAGGATCAATAGATTGATCTATGTCAATTTTACCGGTTGGTAAATTTAATCCAATGTTTTCTGGTGTTGGTAGTAAGTCTTCATCAGCCGATGTACTTATTCCACTACCAAATTGTATCTCAATACCATCGTCAAGTATGCGTGTGACAAAACGTCTTGGTGTCTTTTTGAGTTTTAGTAGGTATGGAATCTCGTCGCTGTATACTGCAGCGTCTGGATCATTTAAGGCTGTGTTTGTTATTTGCTCAAACACTGTATCTTGTGCTAAGTAGGGAACTTCAGTCCAAATGTTTCCGTCTGAATCTACTATGGAATCGATTCCAATATAATTAGGTGTGTTTACATCGTTGAAAGGAATCTTAAACTTGTAAAACTTCTGAACACCTACTACATCTTCTTCTTGTGTTAGTAGTGTAGCAGAAACTGCTTTAGCAGATTTTTTAGCTAAATAGTATTCAGGATTTCCTGTTGTATCAATACTGTATACAGTGTACTCTATGGGGTCGTCTGCTGTGTTTATTGAGAAGTCAACAGCTTCTTGTATATAAAAATTTACGACATCACTTTCGTTTGCACTGTACTCATTATCTCCAATTAATCGAGTTAAGGCAGCTTGTGCTTGCATTCCAGGCTGAATCTTTAAAGCGTATCGTGTATCAGGTTTTGCATTCTCACCAGTTCCAGTAGCAGGCATTAATTGGAAAATATCCAAATCCACACTTGACGGAACACTCACTTTAGGCTGATATCCCATTGCAGCTGCGATTGCTAACACATTCCTACGCTCTGTGGCTTGTAATAATTGAGATTCTTTAAACTGTGAATCAATGTAATAGTTTAATGTATCTCCTACATAAGCCATCAACTCTAGAAACATCATTCCAGGTGACGCTTCGTTAAAGTCGTTATAGGTGTTTGGGTAGTAGTTTTTAACAAACTCAACTAAACCCTGCTTGATAGTATCAAAGTCTCTTCCTAAGTATTCTATTTTTTTTGATGTATCAGTTTGAGGCATATTAATAAGTTGTTTGTTCTGGGTTGTCTGCGTTTACTGTAACATCTATTTGTCTTGTATCAAATTCGTTTCCAATTAAATTTATGCTTAATTGAATTCCTACTTGGTTTGGATTGGTATCCGAACTGCCTATTATGAGTTTTGAGATATTAATATAAGGTAGCTGGTGTTTAAAGCTCTCTCTAATCTGTTCCTCCATAACTTCTACAAAATCATCGGTAGCGTTATCGAATAGTACACCTCTAAGGTTGCATCCAAAAGTAGGCCGCATAGGTCTTTCGCCATGATTTGTTAGAAGTAAGTTTTTGGCGTTAGCTACTGCTGCGTCTAGGCTGGTGTATGTTGAGGTAAACGTAGAACCAGCGTATGAGCCAATAGGAATAGCTAATCCTATTGCTACATCGGTTTCAAAATCTAATGCTGGTTTGTTTATCTCAATCGCCATTATCTATTGTATTTTTTATCGTGTATTGCTTCTGCTGACTTCATAATTGATGAGTAGTCTTTAACAAAAGCGTCTGTTCCAGATGGAGGCATAGCTGTCTGTTGGCTAGCCATATGTCCAAATCCTTGTGCTTGATCAGCTGTGAATTGTGGTGCCATATCTGGATATGCACCGTCATCACCAAGTGGAGCTGCTTGACCACTTCTCATGGCATTTGCGGTTTCCATTAATATTCCATCCAAACTAGCATTTCCAGTCTTATGAATTGGTTGCTGAGTTACTGGAGCATGTGTGGTACTCTGTATGTCTTTAATGGGTTGTTTGTTTGTTTTTAGTGCTTCTCGTAACTCTTGTCGTATAACTGTTCGCACTTCTTTTCTGATAATCTCCTTTAGGAGTTTTGCAAAATCTACTGCTTTCATAATAATAGTGTTGTTTTATATAAATAGGCATGTTTTTATTTATACCCTACAAATGGGAAGGGTGGTATTCCAGTTGCCGGGTTTGGAATACATAATCCGTTTATTGTCGCTAGTTGCAGTTCAAAGTTACGGGCTAGCTCTCTAACAGCTGCTGCTGTTCCTTCTATTCGACCATCAACTGTTAGTTTTTTAAAGGGGGTAGCAGTAAATACTTGAAAGGTTGCTCCGGCTGAGTTCTGCCATACAGCTCCGGTCCAAAACAATGCTGATGCTATGTTATAAGCTATTGATTGAGGAATAAGGTCGTTCTTTAGTTTTTTATTTAGGATTGCATCTAACCTATCATTAAACTGTTTCTTCTCCTTATCTAGACGCTCTTTAATATCTTTTTTTATTTTAGAGGTTACCTTGTCGATCTGCACTTTTACAAAAGTTTCAAACTTTGCTACTAATTTCATAATCTCTTGAATTACTAAAAGAATCACAGAGCCTCGACCTTCGTTTAAGACTTTATACATCTTTTTCATAGACTCATATAATTTAGAATCGCCTAATCTTGCCTTAGCTTGGTCTTGTTGTTTCTTCCTAGCTTCACGTATATCATTCACAGTTGATGTTATAGCTCCTTGCTCCTCGATTCCAGTTCTTGGTTGTGTAGGTGTGTCGTCTAACTCAATAACTCCTATCATTTGTGCTAGCAGTTTTTGTACCTTTTTGAGGTATTTTTGTTCGATGTTGATGAGCATTGGCAGGAAGGAGGTTGACTTGAGTACTTCAGACATCGCTTCTCCTTGCATAGAAGTTTTAATTTTCTGAAGTGTTGATATAAGCCCTTTGCTGTTAGATGGTGATGATGCAAAAGCTTCAATTATACCTACAACTCTTTGGTAAGACCTATCCGCTGCGTTTGTTAGAGATATTGATCCAACATCTAATTGAACTCTCTGTTGTAGGTTGCTGACATCGAGCTTTAACTCATCAACAAATCCCGTAACACCTTCTTTAACTTTTCCAGCCGGACCAAGTGGTGTTTCGCTCATCCCTTTAATGATCAGTAATGCTATACTTACAAATTGTTCGATCTGCTTCAGAGTATCAATCTCTTTTAGCATAATTTTTTTATCCTCTTCTTGCTGTTTGTAAATTGGACTACTTGAAGGTACTCCTACAGTGAAAAAGTCGAATTTAGAATTGGCTATCTTTCTTAGAGGTTGTTCGTTTTTTGAAGAGGAAAAGTCGCCCTTACCTAAATTGACACCTACTGTAGCTGCGTTCTTTGATAATAAGACTCCTGCTGATACCTTCTTTTGTGTTTGTTCAATCTTCGTTTTATATTGATTGTAGGTCTCTTTTTTCTCTGCTATTGCAGCTCTTCTAGTTTCAACATCCTTCAACTCTTCCGGAATGGGTAATGAGTTGATGATCTTTCTTTCAATGTCTTTTGCAATAACCTTTGCTTTAGCAATCTGCTTATTGGTAAAGTTTTCAACTTTCTTTAGCTGCTTATCCATAAAAGCCTTAATGCGTGCTAGTAGTATATCTAACTTTTTTAGTACCGAAACAAGTGTAGCTTTCGGTCGTGTAGATTTTGATCTTTCTTTCTTGATACGCTTGAAATTCTTTATAGGAGGAATACCTTCAAACTCCTGCATCGTGTTTATTAAGCTAAAGAACTGCTCCTCTAATGCATATATTTTACCTTCCATCTGATCATACTTGGTATCAGTTTTTTCTAGGACTTTTCGGATCTCAAGAAAGTCTATAGTTAGCGGTCCTATTGCTTGGTTGATAGGAGTGTATAAGTCTTTTAAACCTTGCTGCGACAAGTAACTTCTCAAACCACTACTTGGCTTTTCGGGAGATAAATCTATACTTGAGGCGTTGGTAAGATTGCTCTTGGTACGTTCTTGTATTGATTCAAATTGTGTTTTTAAATCATTAATTTGAGTTATTACATCGTCTTTTAATTTTGTGCCTGCTTGCAGCAACGCTGAACTGTCTTTTGCTAGAGTACCAACTAACTTAACGTTTTTTTGTGTCTTCTTTATTGTTTCCTCGTTCTCTTTTTTTAACCGCTTAACATCATCAACATACTTCTTGAATAGCTTTTTTCGTTCAGATTGCTTTTTGCCATTAGCAATTTCATTAACTTTTTGAGCAATAAGATCTTCTATTCTTTTCTTTTCACCGTCAAGCTTTATTTTTATATTCTCTTTTTGAATCTGGACTTTCTTTTCTAGTTTTCGTATTTGAGGTTCAATATTGTATCTGATAAATTGTATGGCTTTGATTGCTTGCTCAGCTTGCTTGATCTTCGGTCCGTATTTTTGTTGAGCATTGTTCTTATCCATCATAAACGTAATAAGAAGGTCTCCAAAATTCTCAGGCTCAAGCATTGTTACAACAATCTTAACTATCTTTTGTGCGGCTGCTTTTAGTCGCTGTTGAATATATCTTTGAGTTTGGTTTGGATTAGATGTGACACGATTAGCCTCTTCTATATATTTAGTGACTTTTAGAATGTTGTTGTATGTTTGACGAATCTCATTAGGTGAAGACACTTTAAACTCCAGGTTCGTTATTGTGTTTATTACTGAAGCTTCTTCTGGAAATGCATCTTCAAATTTTATATTTACATTAATGTCAGATTTAGCTATTTCTTTTATCTCTTCACCTACACTAATCAAGTCAGCTTTATAAGCTATGAACATCTCCTTAGCCATGTCTCCTAGCTGCTTTATGTTGGCAGGTAGCTCTTTAACTTTGTCTTTTAACTCTTTAATGAGTTTGATTTGTGCTTGTATTTTTTCTTTTTGAAACTTTGCTTTTTTTATAACACCCTCGAGTGCCTGCTTTTTAAGTTCTAGATTTTGTTTGTTCAATAACAATTCCTTACCGTTGAAGTAAGCAAATATCGCTTTATTGAATCTTAAATTGTTAGGTTCGTTGAAGGGTTTTTTGAAGCTGTCGCCTGGGCCTGTACCGACTGGAGCAGGTGCTCCTGATGCTGCTGGTGATGGTAAGGTTGGAGGAATTCCGACTGGAGCTCCCGTCTCTATCGTCTTAACATAGTACTTAGTTATACCATCACAAAACTCACCCACATCTTTAAAATTTCCGTTTTTAAGATCGTTTAGTAATGGTTGTACAAATGTTAATTCAAAGTTAATAGGCATAAAATTATAATTGAGAACCAAGCCAAGCTAACGCTTGGAAGTGGTTTTTGCCACTTGGTGTGTTTGTACCTCCCGATATTCCAGCTTGTGATAATATTCCTTTTCCTCTACCATTAGATGGTCCCGTTATTACATTGTTTGCAGGTAGACCATAATTGCTTACTGCCTGGGCAACTGCTTGAGCTGTTCCACCGCCAGCACCGCTTCCATTCCAAGGTTCAACAATATATAATTGACTTCTCGAGAATCCATAATTTTTCATCGCTGAAGCCATTTGTTTAGCATACTTAGCACCTGCACTAAATAATACAACTGGGCCTCCTCCGTTTGCTTTAACAGCTGCTGATGCACCATTAAAATTGTCTTTTGTAAATGCTGATACAGCACCTTTAAATCCTTCTTTGAAGAAATTTATCTGACCAGCATGTGATACATCTGTAGTGAGTCCTGTGATTAGAATAGCCTTTTCACCTCCACCTGATGATGAAGCACCACCTCCAGATGTTCCTGATGCTCCTTGAAGACCTGAGTTACCACCTCCAGTTGGGATTTGGTTTAATCCAAGATCAGCATACCACAAGTTAGACTCCTTATTTGCTTTTACAGCATAAGGTCCATTTGCAGCCTTACTAGGAATGTACTCAAAGTGCCACTCCTCGTTACTTACCGTTCTGACAAAGCCAAACTTGTGTGCGTTAAATGCAACCCACTTATACACAGCGTCATTTAATACTCTACTAAAGAACTTACGACTTCCGGTATTGAAGTCTAATGCAACACCATTACCGTGTTTTGATACTCCTGGAGGAGCAGTTGGCGCTTTAAACTGACTCGATCCTGCGTAAAATATAAATGCTTCATCTCCTGACTTTGATCCAAATTTACCACTTACCGTCTTAGAGGCTGGATAGCTAGACTTCCATCTCCCTTTATCTCTCCTTAAAGACTCCTGTGTTGTAAACTTACCAGTCTTACCACTTGCTGATGTCCATCTCGCTGAGTTACCAGTTGCTGGTCTGAAGGCAGAATTTACGCTGAGTGTTATGCCGTCTCGTTTTGCTGCTGCTTTCATTTTAGTATATGCTGTGGCTGCATCCTTAGTACAACACTGACTACTAACTCTGTAAAGAGTGGTAAACTTGTTACCGGCATTATCTGATACTGGGGTTGTTAACTGTACTGGATCTAGATCACCCGCTACTGGATCTTTTGCTTTAGCAACTTGATCAGTTGTTAGTCTTATAGAGGAAGCAGGGATTGCTGTTTGTTGAAATTTATTGACGAGTTTTACTATTCCACTTTTTGTTTTACCTTTTTCTTTTACTGTTGAAAATCCTACAAAATATAATGCATAATCTTCATACAAAGTCATACCATAAAGCAGCGCGTTAGATGACAACCACTTCTTTACAGCAACATCAAACTCAGAAACCATTAATATTCGTGCGTGTCGTCTTGGGTCTAGATCCGTTGTATTAGGTACTGAGTATACAGAAGACTCTCCTCCAGCTGAACGGAATGGTTCGGCTAATGGTGGGTCAAAAGCACCTTTTGCTTTGGTAGCGCAATCATTTAAGTATGCTTCTACTTTATTAAAATCTACTTGAGCTGCTCCAGTAGCTACGTCTGCAATTGAGGTAGCTGGATCTAATGCATTTGATAGTGTGGGGTCAAAGGAGTCAATTCCGTCTGGAGCTTCCACCCTATACTCAGGTCGTAATTTTGTTCTAAGATCATCTACAACTTCAAACTTAGATAGGTAGCTAGGTTTTAATGAGAGTGTTTGGGATGTTGTTTCTTGAAGCTTTGCATTCATCGCTTCAAAGTATTGTTGAGCTTCAGTCAATATTACTGAGTCTCCAAATTGTGATAGTTTTCCTTCTAATGATGCCATGTTACTTAGTTTATTGGATCGCCATAAAGTGGTGATGATGGTGAGTCGTAGTATCCAGGAATCTCTGCTAGTGGATTAGTTACTGGGTTTGGTGGTGGCGCGTCTCCTCCAGCTGTACCGGTAAAGGTTCCACTCACTGTTCCGGTTAATGTTCGAGGAGGAACATAATCTTTTGCCTTCTCTTTGGCTATCTTTACTGTCTTCAGTCTTTCCTCATCAATTGATTCGTGACTTAATCCATCTATATAACCATAGTTACTCAGCAGTTCTGGCAATCTTACTTTTAGTAATTCAAACTCTGCTAATGATGATGGTTGAAATACACCATTGCCGAGAGGGGTGGCTATCTCAGAATTCTCTAAAGTTACTATAAGGTCTTCGAGAAAGTTTAGAAGTTTTAATCCTAACGGTAAAGGTTCGTATAGTTCATCTGGTGTTGCATCACCTACTGAATCACCCGGATTTCTAGCTTTATTGGTGTCAACATCAATCTCTTCTCCTCTATTCGGAACACCGATAAACACTTGTTGGTGGCCAAATAAAGTTACAGATGTCCCTGAGTCAATATTAACTTCGTTAGGAGAACCAATAGCAACACCCTTCTCTCCAAATAACATAGAGTAGTCGTTCTTTGAGTTTATGACTACACGATCACTGTTTAAAAATATACTACCACCAGCTGCATCTGGTACGAATGTATTCTTTCCACTACTATCAATCCCTAATTGCACATCTACAGAAGGGTCTGCTGCCGTTGCCGTAACGGTTGCATCAAATGTTGTATCCGTTTCCTCTTCAAACGATAACGCTAAGACCGCATCTTGATACTTGCCAAGATCGATAGAGAAGGTTCCAGTGAATGTGCCTTGTAATGGTTCAGTAGGACCAGGTGCACCGGGTGCACCGGGTGCAGTGAGTCCTCCATTCTGGGATACTATTTGTTTTATCGAATCGTAAGTATACTCTGCCATCAGTCTCCTATATTAAGTTTGAAGGTGGTTGCTAATGCTCCACCCATCGCTCTAAGCCTATCACCACACTTTGGAGAATACTTAAACTCAGATTGTGCGTTTAAATGAACACGCTCATTAATTATGATCAACATGTTGACAAGAGACTTTGGGTTTGTGAAAAACCTATCAAACCAGCCTTGATAAAAATCTTTATTTGGACTAGTCTTTTGTGCTTGTAGCCATTTGTACTGAGCTTGTATTGCGTCTGTACAGCATCTTAAACTCAATACATCGTGCGATTGTTTAGTGTTGTTGAACTCAAAAACATTAGAGTCAAATGGGAAAGTCTTAAAGGTTTGTTGTTCGGCTGCTGAGATTCCTCTAGCGTTTAGAGCGTTATCACCACCTAACCATCCAATCATCATATTAAAATAACCTAGATATGAGTTAAGGTTTCCTGCAGTTCGTAATGGTCTACCTAGATTTGGATTATTGCCAAACTGACTAATCCACCAAACCTTAGCAGCTTGCTCTGTTGTAAATAGCTTGCTTAGAATCTCTTTCCGCTGATCTGGTCTGAAACCTGGAGAGTACTCATCGAATCCTAACACTTCAGAGGTAAATGCTGTGGCAGCGAAGAATGATCTGTTTCCAAGCAGGTCTTGCATTACATTATTGTAAGCTCGATATAAAGGTTTAAAGTATCCTTTTTGTGGTGCAAAGCTGCGATTGGTTTTCTCTATCTTGATATTACCACGACTGTTGAATACAGTCTTTAAGGCAACCCCTCTCATCGATGATAGCTCTGCATCGTTGGGATGATCTATCAAAGCAACGTCCATATCTTGAATACTAGGCCACCACACTCCATTCACAATCTCCCACATTGTTCCAGGATCGATTCTATCTATATTTTCATCTTGGTAGCGTTTCTTCTCTGATTCTACTAACAACTTTACTTGCTCGTTAATAACATCCTTTGGTGCTGCATCATCACCTACAATATCATCTCGATACGTTGCCCAGAAGTTTGAGTTCTCTCCAGCAATTATACGAAACACCCACGCTCTTGCCAGCTCGTCTCCTTTGTCGAGGATTTCTTTTTCGAATTCTAGCATGCTAGATTTATTTACTACTCCCATATCAAATTTTGTTAACCACCAAAGCCACTCAAGTCAGTATCACCTTCACTATAAAACGAGTTGTATCCTGAACTAGGGTTATCTGTTGGTTCTGCTGCACCGTCAACTACTTCGTCAGTGTTTATTACTTCTTCTGGAGCTGCTGGTTCAGCTGTGCTTTCATCTTTTAAATCATCTCCAATATTTGCTTCCTTGGGTGCTGTTTTATTTTCACCACTCCTAGCACTCTCTCCGTCTTTTGCTTTGTTGGCTGCTTTACCAATATCCGTCTTAACCTCAATACCGTAGGTGTTGGCCCATGAAGCTAATGGATGTGCCTTCTTTCCTTTGTCTGGTACAGCTAACTCTAATGGTATTTGTTGTGTAGATGTCATGTAAAGTGAAGATGCATCCTCTCCCATAGCTTCTTGTCCAAATCCATCCGTATCTAAGTTATCAAAAGTACCCTTATCATTATCTACCCTCATGAGTATGATTGGATCACCAGGCGCACCTTTCTTTCCTTCAGCCCACTCTTGATCTCTAACTTCACTATCAATAGGTGTACCAGAAAACCTAATGCTTCCCCCAAACCTTCCTTGCAATATAAAATCACCCTCATTGAGTGCTAATTGTTTATGTACTTGAGGTTTTCCGTTAGTGCTTTTAAATGATTCTAAGTTTTTTATCTTTTTGTCAAATCGCTTTGATAACTCAGCAACGGATCTAGATCCAGGTAAAAATGGATTAATGTTAGCTGGATCTATTCCTATAAAGGGAGCTGTGTTTTGTGTTATATTGGCAGTCATACCGATTACTGCTCCATAAAAAGTTTCAGACTTCATTTGAATATCTGGTCCTTCTAATTTACTAGACTTTGCTTGAAATATCAACACCTGCTCTCCAGGTAGAGGTACTTTGAAATTGCTTCGATCCATTGGAACGGCCTGCTTTGATAGCAAGGCTTCCATGAAGCTAAAGGAGCTTCCTCCTGGAGAAGCAAACGCATCTCTATAAAAGATCGTTCCTATTATTCTATTCTCTTCTGGATTGTATTGTGGATGTTTATCGTCTAAGATTACATCTAAGACATGCCCTACTCCTGATCTATTAAATGGTAACCATGGTTTGACTGGCACCGGAGGAGCCGGTGGTTTCATTGCGCCAAATAATCCACTGAAAAATCCCATATCTATCCTTTATCTAATAAGTCTTGTGCTGCATCCATTAGTTGCTGCTTTTCTGCCTCAGACAACATACCATCATCAGTATTTGTGTTCTTTGCGCTGGAAACTAATAATCTCTGCACAATTGCGGTCAATTTAACCAGATTATCATCGTTTTTTACTGAAACCTCTAGGTACTCTTTCACAAGAGGTACCATCATTGAAGCATCCGTCATATTACGAATCATAGGTTTGAGTTGATTGATTAACTCTGTAATCTGCTTTTCCTTCTTTTTAGTGTTATTGTATATATCAGCTAAAAGGTCAGAAAAGTTCTTATCATCAAATAATGGTGAATCTTTATCCATAATGCCTTTTTATATAAATAGGTGAAAAGTAAGTTTTACGAAACTCCTCTACTCTCAATATCCTCTAAGTAGGCATATAGCTTTTTGATGCGAATGCCTGCTGTCCAAGCAATTCTGTTTTCGTAAAATCCTAATTCTGTTAATTTTTCTTCTATACCTGGTTCAAGTGAGTCAAACTCAAAAGCGTGGAGATTAGGTACACCATTGCATACATCCTCCCACGCTTTTATTTCTTCTAAGATGAAGTTGTGAATAAACGGTTTTGATACATTGATTAACATACTATTATACTTCGTATATTTTGTCCTTTGGAATGTATCCTTTTTCTAAGAAGTCGCTGTACATCTTCTTCCAACGTAATCTCATATCCTTCACTACCTTTGTAATTTGTTGAGTATTTGCATTAGTCATTTCGCGTATATAAACATACAAAGCTTTCTTGTTAAAGATTTCAATTCTATCACGCTTTCTAAACAACTCCAACACAGCTTCAGCTAATCTCTGGTCTCTTTCTTTTTTGTAATACAAATTAACCTTATCATCCCAATAACCTAAATATTGGTCAAAGAATTTTTCTAAATCTGGACCTTCTTGATCAGCTGTAGGTGTTGTGTCAGCAATCTCCATAGATAGGTCATAATCAATTCTTTTAGTTTCGATTAACTTCTTATAGTTCTTTCTATTTTTAAGGATGCAGTAATTCTTTGCTATCATACTAAAATAACTAAACGCTTTGCTGCCTTTCTCAGGTTTAAACTTACACAACTTTTCGCACAAAAAAGAAACGACTTCGTGCTGCACCTCATGCAATGGAACATTATCAGTGTAATAAAACTTAAAAGTGTGAATGATATTTTCAACCAACTTTTCCATTGGCTTTCTTATCTCTCTTTCGTATATTCTGCTCTTTACTTCCGTATCTTCTGTAGCGTTGTATTCAATAATTGCCACATCAACTTCGGGACCAAAATACTGTTTCTTACTTTTTCTCGCTCTTCTTTTCTTCTTTGGTGCTGTCGTCATCAGTTGTAATATATTTGTTAATAAAGTTGTTTAATTCTGTAGTTGTTTTATTTATCTCTTTAAATATGAATCCTGTTTCATCGTCTGCCTCAAAGGAGCCCAAACGATCAACATCTTTCATGCGTTTATATGCGTTGTTAGTACGGAGTGCTGTAACTGACAGCATTCTCACATACAACTCCAAAAAAGCTTCTAGTTTTGAAACTTTCCTTAATTGAATGTACAGTAGCCATAAAGTAATGGCTAATGCTGTTGATAAGATTGTTATTGCTACTATCATACTACTTAAATAATTGATCAAACGTGTTTTTCAAATTATCTTTATCTGAATCTGTAATACTTCCTTTCTTCTTAGCTGCCTTCTTTTCTGGAAAGGTAACTACTGGTTCTTCTTTCATCATGTTGGATTCGATCTTCGATGCCATCATATCAGCTTGATGTAGTACGTAAGGCAAGTTGGTACGTAAAGCACTGTCTGGATTCCAACTAACATAATAAGGCTTGTTTGCTTCTTCATACATACCATCGTGAAGCTTAATACCAAACCACTCGTTATCTGAGATCTTGATACCTCTATCATATAGAAGCTTTAACCCTCTATCTGGAACAGTCATAAAAGAATTGACTGGATTGTTTGTGTACAACTTTCCTTGATTTTTTCTATGCCAATCAGATGGGTTATGAATGTATTGCTCTGCATCTTCAGAACCTATCTTTCCTAGATCATGGTTTAGAGCAGCAAATATTAACTCTTCTGTAGTGTAGTCTTTGGTTGCACCATGCTTACTCCAAAGCTCATCTACATCTAATGCACACTCCATAACACGTATAACGTGATCAACATAACCACCAATAAAACAATTGTGGTAGTGAGCTGTACCTGAGGCAGGCATCATCATAATACGCTCTTCGTGATCTAAGTATAACTGCTTTAACTTTTCCTTTCTATCTCCTGTGACATACTTGTCTATAAAAGATAGAAACTTTTTGTAATTTTCTTGTAACTCTTCTGCTGTATAATTCATAACTGTTTACTTAACTTTTTTAACTGTGTTTCTAATTTACGTCTATATGTAACGCGTTTCTCTTTTTTGATTTGTTTTTTTATTTTACTGATATTAACTAAAAGCTCTTGACGATCTCTTTGCTTTTGAGCTTTAGTTCTCGTATCCTTCTTTGTTTCTTTTCTGGGAGTTGGCTTTAATGTTCCTTTAAGCTTAGGCTGCTCTTCTCCTTTATGATATACTGTTCCGTTCTCATGAACAAATACTTTCATAAACTTCCATCCTCTATGGAATCCTGAAGGTTTTTTAGGCTTAGGAAGATCGTTTGGATCCCACATTTCTCTAACACAGTGAGAGCACATTTTTAACTTAGTACCAGGAGTAACATAATCCCTATACTCTATTGTTCCGCAACTTTGGCATTCTATTTCTTGCATACGTTTCTACTTATGTGACTGTTATAGTAGTAACTATACACCTTTTTTTCCAAAAATGCTAATTCTCGTGATATGGCTGGAAAGGGAATACGGTCCAAGTTAGAGCAAACCACAAAAACACACCTTCGACTTTGCGTTTTGTTATGTAGTAAGGAAGTGATCCGTGCTCAATAAAATCTAGATCTAAAGATTTTTGAATTGATTTTTTATTTGGACTAACATATATGATAATATCAAACGCGTTTAAAACCATTACATCATGATCTTCGTCAAGTTCATCTAAGTGATCTGCAATGTGATCGTATAAACACAACTCTTCACGCAAGTATTCAAAATCTAACTTTTTTTCATTACGATCAAAATGCCACATCCATTCCGCTTTAATATCGTCAAAATTCTTTACGATACCAATTGGTCCATGTATAGTTGAAGCAGCCTTTTCAATCTGCTCACCAGCTTTTGATATAAAGCCGTTACTTACTAGTGCGTTGTAGTGATTATTCAAATCTACTTTTTCTTTTTAGGTGAACGTCTTGTTTTTTTAGCGCGGAGAGCTTTTGTTGGAGCTTCTTCTTTTCCAACGTTGTGAACATATTGGAGAAGAGACTCTCTTGTTTGCTCTAACTTCTTCAGCTTAGCAAAAGTTTTGTCTCCCCATTGTTGTAAGACGTTTACTTTGAGTTGTAAATCATCCCGTTGTCTAATTTTCTTAGTTAAGAGTATTGCTAGTGTAATATTAATAGCAACACTAAGTATTAAAAGTGTAGTAAGTAACATAGTATAGTTTGTTTTAAATGTTAATGTATAACCTTAATATCCCAATTATAATCCAGAAAGTCAACAGTTTGACGAACTTTTTTTGAACATTTTTAACCAATATCCCATAGATTTAATTGATTTACCTTGCCAGAAAAGAGGTATCGTCCTGCAGAGTATGGTGTAAATTCCCAATAATCAGCTTTGTATAGAGCAGAGGTGTGAGAATTATTTCTAATATAATTACCACTTCCAGTGTGTTTTGAATTGTAAGGTGTTGGTTCTCCTTCAGAGAATAGTTGTTGACTTGTAAAGCCATTAAGCGTAGTAGCTTTAAAACGAACCGCTACATTACTACCCACATTTGTAATTGGTGACATTAAGAATCGATATGTGCCTATATCTGTGCTTGGCAATGTTATGTCGATTGAATTTGAGTTAGTACTAGCATCAATAACATGTAATGCTCCAGCAACTAAAGAACCGCTCAAGTCAGCTGCCGCTGAGTTGTTTAAACTAACAACATGAGGTTGATTTAATCCTCCACTCCAATCTTGCGCACCACTCGCGCTGATTATTCCTAAAGATGCTGTCTGTGTTGTTATTGTTTTTGAGTTTGGATTAAAGCTAATTCCATTAGAAATATTTACTCCATCATTTCCAGAGGTTGCACTTCCAAAGTGTACATAGAAAGTAGCGTCAGTTGTGGTACCAGTTATGGCTACGTTTGTTGCATTTGTTGCCGTTCCTACAGCCCCATCTACATTACCTCCCTCAACATAGGAAGCCGTCCCTGAACTTCCAATTAAGAAAGAAGCTGTTGCTACACTCATTGAGGATGTTTGTGCATTAACTATAAAAGATGCTGTTGCACTATTTGCTACTACATTTGCTGTTTGAGCGTAAGAAGATAAGTCTTGATCACCAGTATTTGTACCAGATGTGGTTCCAGTGAAGTTAGAAGCAGAAATTGCACCTGAGGCTGTTACGTTAGCTGTAACAACTAACGATCCAGTAATCTGTGCGTTACCGTTATGAGTGCCATCCCATTCAGCAGTTACTCCAGTTATGTTTGTTCCGTCTCCAGTAAAAGATCCAGTAAAAGATCCAGTAAAAGATCCAGAGTGTGATCCATCGAATTGTCCAGATGCAGAAACTTCTGTAGCTGCTGTACCATCTAATGCATCGATAATACGCGTAATGTGATCCGCGTCAATTGTGGAGGTATTTGTAATACCAGTTTTAGAAATATAGGCCATTTACGTACGTGTTTATTATAAATAGCTTGGAATCTAATTAAACTTGAAAAATTGAGTCACTTAATCTTCCTAAACCATCTGGATGATCCATTCCATAACCGAATACCCATTCATCTTTAATAGTGTATCCGCAAAAATTCAGATGAAGAGGATTAGTTTCTCTCTCAAGCAATGCAGCTTTGTAAACGCGTTTAGCTCCTCTATCGTAAGCGAGTTTTTCTAAGTATGCCATAGTGCTTCCAGAGTCGACAATGTCATCTATCAACCAAACATCCTTATCAGTAAGATCAATTTTCCAATCTTTGTATAGATCAATCTCACCTCTAGCCTGACCTTTGTATGAAGCAACTCCTACGCAATCAACATAAGCATCGAATAGTAGGTTTTTAGCAACATCTTGAAAGAATGTAATACCTCCTTGTAGGATGGGTGTTAGTACTGGATATATCTCATTTGGTGGATCAGCGTTCGGATAAAGGCTGTTCATCATATCCGCTAACTCTAAAACTTTATCCTCTATTGCAAGAGGACTGAATAGTATTTTTTCCATACACCTAATATACGAAAATTATATTATACTTTCAACTTTTTTCCTGATGTTTTGAAGTTAAATTTACGCATGACTGTTTTGGATATCAAGTCAAGTTTTTTGGTTCTAGGATTGAATCTGAGTACGAATGGTACGTTGATATTAGATTCCATATCAGTGATTACAGCTTCTCCACTAGCTCCCAAACTCTTTATCTCTTGTCCGTGATCTTCATATGTTTTTGTGAATAAATCTTCAATCTCCTCGGGCTCTATTGACTTAGTGTTACGTATATCGTTAACTCGATCCATAAAGTGTCTTGTAAACTCTATATCAATCCCAATAGCAGCAAACATCTTATCTAAGTACGCTTCGACTTCATCTAACTCAGCCTGATTTACCGACTCTAATATTTGTTGTAATTTAATCATCTTTAACTTGTATAATAATTTTATCGTCTACTCGCTTTATGGTAAAGTTAGAAGGTAATACGTTTGTAACATACTGTTCATAGAAAGCGTTACGATCAAAATCAAGCTTTTTAGGAACTTCAGCTTTAACATAGCCAGGCGGCATTATATCTTTAAGCTTAATCACTTATCTGTAGTAGTCTCTATAATAACTCGTATCTTTGGCTCATAGCCTTGTGGTAGTTTGTTTACTAATCCCTTAAACGAAGAGTTACCAGCATCATGCCTAAACTCAAATTTCAAATTACTAAGATCCATCATCACTTGTGAAGATGTTGTAAAGCCAAAACTATTCTCTCGTCTATATGGATTCATCCACTTATCACTATCGTGCTGCTTTGACAAAGCGTCTAATACCTGCTCTTGAGACGATATATCTGACAATGCGTCATAAGCTATCTGCTGTCTCGATAAAGAAGACTTTCTCTTCAGTCCTCCAGTATAGCCAGTATCTGGATATTCGACTCCATGATTGGTTCTCGTTACTACTTCATCCGAACCTACTCGCTTTATGATTGGAACATGTTGCGTTGTCATTTCAATAATATAGCTGTGCGTAGCATTTGACACAATTGTAAGTCCTTTTACACCTACATCGTCCTCATCATCTCCTCTAAAATTAATCACCGATCTCATAGATTGTGACAATTTACTCTGCTGTAGAGCGGTTCTGATCTTTAATCCATCATAAGAAGGCTTACCATTTTTACCTTTTTTTGCCTTATCTTTAGCTAAATCACCCTCTTTTTCGTCAAATCCAACCATCAATGAAGCATTAACGACACCAATACCTTTCTCATTCATGCCTTCACTCCAATCAGTTAAAACATCTCTCATATACACCATCTCTACGCCATTGACAATTTCGTGGATTACTTCGAGATCTGGAGCATACATTCTATCACGATTCTTTGCTAAAACCACATTACCATCAACACGGCAGCGTGCAATAACACATTCATTTAATTCTGCGAGAAGATTACGTAATTTTATCATGATATGCTTTCTAATAAATAGTCGGTTATTTATTACTTCTCTTTGTGTTGATCTATCTTTTTAAGTATATTTGCGAGAAGATCTATTTTTATCCAACCACTCAGTGATGCATTCTTTAATGCACTAACTATTTGGAATATTAAGAAAGGCACAATGACTGTTTCACTAAGCCATGAAGTTCCAGCGAATCCTTTTTCGATCGATAATAAAGCTCCTAATATGACTAACCATAATACTAGCGTTCTCAACACTTTGATTGCTTTATAAGTTCTAAACCCCTCTCTTTTAACTCCTGCTACAATGCCAAAGAAGCCGTCTAATAGAACAACGAAAGCTACTGACAGAAACTGCTCAGCATTATCTAGGGCAAGTCCTAAGAAATAGGAACACAAAAAGGTGCACGCAGACACTGTTGTTATTATTGAAGTTTTCATAAAGCTTTGAGCATTTCTACTAATTCTGGTTGAGGAAAGCAATCATACTTATCCTTTCTAACGGATGTGTGAGACCATAAACCAAACTGTTTAGCGTTATAGGCATCTTCGTTAAACTCAAATGCGTCTTTAGGATGTACTCCTTCTTTTAACAGCTTTGGGATCCCATTTACTAGATCCATTTTTGGATATATATCTTTGAGGTGCAAGATTAGCAATCTCAAACTCTCAATCTGCTTATCTGAATATGCATGCCAATATTGGTGTCCTCTAAACTTATAACCTAGATCACATACGAATTCTGGCTTAACTTCTGTATTCACATAAGTATAATACTTGTCTCCTTTTTTTGTCAAGTACCCAAAATTGTTAAGTTCAACGCCACCAGACATTTTAGAGATCTTAAAATTACCTACTTTACCTAAGTGCCATCCTAAGTAGTTATTAGGAAAACACTCTACAACTACACCATCATATTTAGCTTCCTTACCCTTGACGTTTGTTCCACCGATACAGTATTGAGTAGCAACTCTACCTCTCTTATCTCTATTCCAATTACTCACAGTGTTAAAAGGATTATCCCAACCTGCTGTGTGATGTATAAAGAATCCTAAAGGTTCAATCTTACCATAGTCTCTCACGTACTCATCTTTATCTAAATACTGCCGAGTAATGTTTAACCCGTCCTTGGTAGTGTATTCTGCTTCTGTAGCTGAATCAGCTGAATCAGTGTCGATACCAGCAGCCTCCCACGTAGCAGGACCTACTACACCATCAGCAGTTAATCCATTCTTCTTTTGCCATGCAATAGTTAATTTCTCAGTACCTGCACCAAATATTCCATCAGCTGGTGTACCTATTACCTTTTGCCATTCTTTAACTTCCGACCCTCGGCTTCCTTTCTTTAACAACATATTTTATTTTTTAAAAATTACTCATTATAGATTGATCAATAAACTCTTGCAAATCCTCTTGCTTTGCATCTATCTCCATCATAATATTAGCTTGATATCTTTTTTTCTCCTCACCATCAACAAATATTATTATAGTAGGTACTACTACTATTTTATACTTTGTTTTTAGTTTAGGATATTTAGTAAGATCATAATACTTAACACTACAATCTGATAATTTTGTAAGCCAAGTTACTTTGTGGGGTTTGTTCCAAGAAGCATTGAAATGTTTAACAACTACCTGAGAATATGCAGTAGCTGTCAATAATGTACTCAACGCAATTGTTAGTAGTAATTTCATAGCCTCTATCTTAGTTTGTCAATTTTTTCTTCAATACGTTTCATGTCCTCTTTGAGTTCTGTAACGTCCTCTTGAGTCGTCATAATAGTGCTACGTATCATTTGATCTTTCATATCGAACTCCATACGTGTTACTTCTGGATCTGGTGGGGGAGGAATTACTGGTAGTTCTTTTGCTTCTTGTATATCTGCTTGCAGTGCAAACCACATCCCCACGACCGTCGCAATTGCAAATGCAATCGCTATCAGAGTCTTTATACTTACGTTAAAACCTGTGTCTTCATTCAGCTCCTTTCCCATCCTTAAAAAATTATGTAATTGACACCAACACTAAAGTTATGCCAACTACGATTCCAGTACTTGTTATACTTGCCCTCTAGGAACATCCCTAGACTCTTATTTAACTTGTAACCGAAAATTAATCCTCCAGAATAGTCAATCCATTGACCACTATTGAAATTATGATATGAGTATTCGCTGTCTGTTTTTAGATGCACTGGCATCAAGTTAGCCCATGAGTGTATCCAAAAGTTTTTAGTGTAATGATAGAAATCAAACCCAATAACAAGTGAATAATTCCATTGTGCAGGTAAAGCACTTCGTTCTTTTTCTGTATATTCTGCTAGTATGGTTGGAACCACAACTGCTTCCCACACCTGAGTGTTCTCAGCTGCCACCGCTCCTTCTGGATCAAGATATGTAACACCACCATCACCATCAAACTCAATTGAGTAGCCTTCTTCTAATGCAAGCTGTGTATAGTGTAAACTGCCATTTGAAAGTAGCCATTTATCTAATGGATTGTATCCATACGGTTCAGATATACGCTGTACTGCTCCAATATTAAATGAAAGCTTATCACCTATTTTTTGTCTAAACCTTTCTGATGACTCAAAATACTGAATATCTGCAAGTCCATCTTGTACGTATTCTACTTTAGCTATCCATCGATTAGCTACATATCGCAAAAAGTAATCTTGATTGAAAAATATAGTTCCTTGCTGTCTTGTTAAGTCTGCCTCAAATAGAAATTCAAAGCCATTGATCTTACCAATAGTAGCAGCATCTCCGTACGATTTCTCAGTGCCATCATAGAAAACATTAGCTCTATTCTCATAACCAAATCTAGCTATCTTTCTCACTCCTAAAGCTATTGAATAATCAAAAGGAGTCTTTTCGGTAAAGGTTTCTAATCCATCTGTAACAGAGAATACATCTACATCTGATACAGAGTTACCACCAGTTACGGCACCATAAAATGTAGAGTACTTAACTAGTTTTTTTAAGCTTTTAGAAAAATTAGAAGATTCTTTCTGACTTAATAGAAGTGTCGGTATTAATAAGAATATTAGTAATAGCTGTTTCATTGTTTGATAATTCTTTTAGTGAATCTTTTTCCTTCGTGAATCAGTGTTAGAAGATACACACCGTTTTCATACATACCCAATTCTAAGCGATTATCATGGCCTGCTAAGATTAGTTTACCCATCATGTCTCTCAACTCATACTCAAAGGATAAGTGTGTTTCAATATTCACTGTATTATCTGTTGGGTTTGGATATACAATAATTCCATTTATATCCATCTCATCAAGACCGACAGATGGCCAGCCATCAGCACAGTAATCATACATGGCTTGGCATGAAGCATCCCATTCGTTTTCGCAACAAAAAACATCTACATCTATTACCCAAGCGTAGCATCCATCATTCAACCAGTATGGATTACCAGGTCCACCAACACATCCCGCATCATATAAACAAGCAGATGAATCAGATACATTTGCTAATGGATCATAATTATATGCATTTGGATCTGTACACCCAGTTAACGGAAGTATACAAGTACCATTATCGGTATTTGCTAATGGATCATAGTTTAGAGCGGTAGAGTCTATACATCCAAAAATTATCGGAACACAAGATCCGTTGTCTGTATTTGCTAAAGGATCATAATTAAATGATGTAGGATCCATACAACCATATACTACTGGAATACAAGACCCATCGTCTGTGTTAGCGTTTGGATCATAGTTAAATGAAGTTGGATCAGTACATCCATATATTGGATAGATGCATGTCCCATTATCTACATTTGCATTTGGGTCATAGTTTAGAGATGTTGAGTCGGTACATCCAAAATATATACAAGATCCATCATCAATGTTTGCAAGTGGATTATAGTTGAATGAAGCTGGATCCATACATCCATATACTGTTGCAATACATGAACCATCGTCCACGTTTGCATTTGGGTTATAGTTGAAAGCTAAGTCGTTTGTGCATCCTTGAATTACTGGAATGCATGATCCGTCATCAGTATTGGCTAAGGGGTTGTAGTTAAATGATGTAGAATCCATACATCCAAACACTTTAGGTTCACAAAAATCTCCACAAAAGGGTAGTGCTGTGTAAGTGTTCCAAGTAGGAGATTCAAATGGTTGTAAAGCTCCTTGACCATTATTTGCAAATGGATTAACACCTTCTTCTAATAAAACAACACCATCTGCATTTTCTAATGTAAAGGAGTTGTGCCAAGTTTGAAATTCAACTTGTGCTGGAGGTTGTTGAGGTCCACCAACTTCAAAGTAATATACTGTAACAGGCTTATCTGTATCTAATTGTAATGAAAAGGTTTGGCTAGAAGCACCCGGACCCATTGTGTATGTCCAAGTGTTTGATCCTTGAGCAATTCCTAAATATGAATTACCCCAACCATCGCTAGCATCATCTTCAATTGTTAATGTGTAGTCGCATGTAGGAACAATGGCTTGCATAGTCGCTAATGGATCGTAGTTAAATGCAGCTGTATCAATACAACCATATATATGAAGGTTTGCGCAGGTACCATCGTCTTGTGTTGCTAGTGGATTAAACTCTTGATAAGCAGAATCTGTACAACCTAAAACTGGGGCTACTCCACTACATGAAGTACCATTCACTACTCCTGAGTATGCTGTAGATCCAAAGTTAGGATCAGGTAATCCCCATAAAATGTTACCATTACAATCATATATAACAACATTACCATCTACGGTACCACCAGTTGTTGATCCAGCTAATCCGTCTCCATAAGAGTCGTTAAAAACCAACTCTCCACCTGCAGCAGGAATACAAGTAGTGTATGTAAATGTTTGTCCTATATCGTTAAATGTGTAAGTACCTTGTGCAATATTAAATAGTAAATTTCCGTTAGATTGATCTACAAACAACCAAGATGTCTCACCTGGATAGCTGTCTAAGGTCACCTCAATAGTTACTTCAAACTCCCCTGGAGGGCATGCACTGACACCAGTATTAACACAAGATCCATCATCTGATGTTGCCCATGGATTATAAGATATAGAGTTTGGATCTGTGCATCCGCTTATGCATGAATATGGTGTATATGTTATTGTATCTGATTGTGATCCGTTAGCATAGTTTATGACCAAATAATGCTCTACAGACCAGTTTGGTGGCATATTAGGTGTTCCAGCGAATAAACCAACGCTACTATACGTTTGACCATATGGGACGTTGTATGGATAAGTGAATGGTCCAAATCCTGCTGCGTTTGAATATTCTATAGAAACAACATCTTCATTGCAATTAGTAGTGTCATTCCACCACTCATATATAATAAGTGTTTGACTCCCTCCACTAATACACTGTTGAAAAGCATTAGTGCTGTCAAAACTACAAGGTGTTTGAGCGATCGATAGAATTGGTAATAAGACCGCTAATATAAACGTACTAAAACTCTTCGTTAGAAACTTCATCATTCTTACTATTGTTACTTTTTTTGTTACTAAACACTTTGCCAATCTCTGCGATTCCAAAGCTTCCTAATGTTACGATCAAAAACGAATCGTATATAAACTCCGAAATAACTAAGTGTTTACCAGCAACACCAGTCACAATATCCACCGCAGCAAAAATTGCCATCATACCGAAAGAGAGAAACCCAACTATTGTTTTCTCATTAATACCGTTATCGTCTTTAAAAATGTCTCTGAAAGCCATAAGTTTTCTTTTTAAGAACATCGTTGTTCTCGAAACCTTTATAGCATTATATAACCTTTTAAAGATGTCCATGTTAATAATAAATAGCTCCTAAAAATAGAAAATGCCGGAAAGACCGGCATTAACTTTGTAGTGTTTATTGTATTATAATATATACTCTTCGTTGTCAAATGCACTCTTAACCTCACGCACATCTTCCATAAAATATGCCCGTTTTTCACCGGATAATTGCTTGGAAATGTGAGAGATAAGCGCAGTACTCGTCTTGAACTTTTTTGTGATTTTTTCATCAAATCCATGGATCTCAGCCACTTCACAAATGGTGTTTAGAATGCCAGAATCTAGCGCATTTTCTGTGATTTCAGCCATGACATCTTGAGCATCAAAAAGATCTTTTAAGAAGCTTTTGAAGGTAGGATCTGTTGTTTTTAATTGTGGAAACTCTTGCTGAACTTTACCTAAAAATTCGTTAAAATCACTCGATTCATCCGCTAAAATGTCTAATTCTGAAAAGGCTCCTTCGTCTAGTTTCATAGCATATCTACCTAGGTTTTCTTTAAGATCATCCTTACGCATATACCCTTGAACAACTGTACGAGGATTGGCTATACTCTTCATTTTATCAAGAAATTTCAGTCTTTCACCTAACACGTTTTGCATGAGTTCTATCGTTTCAGAATCGTACTCATCATTGACATATGCAACGAATTCCTTAGCTGTGAATTTAGGTGCAGATGCTTCATTAACCGACTTATACGTCTTTACTTCTTCCTCAACGATAGTACGGATTTTTGATACCTCTTCGTTTACGATACTACTTATATCTGCTTTTTTCATATTAATATTTTCGTATTACCATTTCACCTTGAGCTCCTTTGAACACTCCTTCTTTCCACATATTAGAAAGCATAATTGACAAACGCGTTCCTTTTTGAATGTGAGTAGTCAATGCTTCAGCTAGTGTTTTTTCAAACGTGTTTATGCTGTTTGGAGAAGCTATCATGTCTGGATTAATTTGCAATCCTGCAATTTGTAAAGCTTCCATAATTTGACTAATGGTCACTTCCATTGTCATAATAATCTTATCTTCTGGATTCCAATTTTGTGCCTCATTAACAAATGGATTGTTAATAGCAGCTAGTTCCATTAATCGTTGTTTTGTTGTTTTCATTTTTTTCATAATTAGGAAAATTCATCAAATAGATCAATAACAGCTTTATCTCTAACACTATCATCCTTGTCGTCTTCAAAGTAAGGACCTTCGTAATCACTATCACCTCTAAGCTCAACCTCGCCCTCATGAGATTTGCCTGCTGCATCCATATAGATGAATTCTATCTTGGTACCCCTAGCATACTTGTCTTCAGCCATCTCTAATGCATCAGCATACACATCACTATCTAATTCCTGACCGTTAGGAAACTGCATATCGCTATTTCCATTATCCATACGTGTGACTAAGATTGTGTTTGGTTGGGCTACTGCCTCTTTGAGACCTGCTATCTCCATTAACCTCTTTCTGTTAAAGTATTTATCCATTTTTTTATATTTACGCGTTTATGTCTCCAAAGTATTCTATCGCAATTGCAATAACATCTTCAATGTTTTCATCAGTCAACTTATCCAACTCTTGATCAGATAAAGGCTTTCCACTTTTATCCATAGCAGACTCAATATAAGCTTCTGCAGTACCATCATCAGGCCCAGCGTTTGGATCAAGTCCACCAATCTTCAATGTTTCAATATCTAAGTTAGGTGCTAGCTTCTTTAAGTTGTCAAACACACGTGCGTGTGGATCTAGTGCTATCTTTGAGAGATCAACAGCTCGTTCTTCTTTTAGAACGTGTAGAGGTATAAGGTTCTTTAATTTCATAATATAGCAACTAATCGTTTATGTCCTTCTTCTGCTTCTGGCTTATTACCAGCCTTCAGTGCATCAATAAT